GTGTCCGTCTCGTAGCCAGCCTCGCCCTGTGCGAGTGTCGGGTTGGTCGCCGTCCAGTTGGCCGCTGTGTCGCGCCGGAGTTGAAGTTGGACTGCCATCAGGCGTTGCCTCCATCGATGAGCTGGGTGGGCAGGAACACGGTGGAAGCCGAGCCTCCATCGATTAGCTGGGCAGCGAGCCCAGCCGGTCCGACCACTTGCATGACGGTGGCCGGAGGACTGACGATCCGGGGCGAGCCGGGACCCACTGCGATCGTGAGGTCGTACGTCGCCGACACGAGCTGAGGCGTACCGGCGCCTACCGCGATCGTGACCGCGTATGTCGCCATCAGGGGACCGTTACGTTCTGCTCGATCGAGACCTTGCCCCGGAGCATCGTCGTGATGCCACCGGAGGCCGACCGCTTCATGTCGAACCAGGCTTCGGTCACGAGCGGCGAGGCTGTGAGCAGCGCCGTCGTCTGGGTAGGCGTGAGTGAGATCGTGACGACTCCACCAGCGGCGTTCGACATGTCGATGGCGAACGTCTCAAGCATCGTGCCCCCAGGCTGGTCGCGGAGCTGAGCCGTCCAGACGTAGCCAGACTGGTCCTGTGGGGTGCCGGTCGAGTCGACGACGGATAGCGCGAGCGAGAATGTGTCGCCCGTGTAGAGCGTGACGTCCTGCTCAGGGACGGGAACATTCGTCACGTCTTCTCCGATCGTTGCGGCAGCCACCAGTGTTCACGCTTCGGCTCGTACACGGCCTGGCAGCCGATGCACTTACGCCAGGAGCAGCGGGGGTTGTTCGGGCAGTGAGGGACAAGCCTGGTGTTACAGCGCTTGCAGATGGCAGCGGGAGGCATGGTCAGGGCTGCGTCGCGACGATCTGCCGCACGGTCTCGGCAACCCGGTCGTGGTGCTCGTCGAGCTGCTCACCGATCGCCTTGCGGTGCTTTGCCATCTCCGCCGCGTGCCACTTCTTCACCCGCGGGCCGAGCAGCTTCTGCCAGACGACCACGCCGACGAGAATCTCGACCAGGGATTCAGGTCCGTTGCCCGTGATCGATGGCCAGAAGTAGTTGAACCAGAGGCTATGGAGGATCACGTCTTGGCCCCGATCGCCTGCTCGAGAGCCGTCAGCCTTGCCTCGATATTGAGGTGGCTCTGATCTTTCACAAAGCGCTCGCCGATCCACACGCCGGAGAAGGTCCCGGCGATGTTCGCCACGGTCATCGCCAGCACCACGATGATCTTGCGGTCGAGGTCGTGACTTTGGAGCGCCGTCACTGAGACGGTCGTCGTCGTGATGACGGCCAGCCACGCGGCGGCGTCGAGCAGCCCGGCAGCGATGCGGTGGCCCCTGGCTTCTGCGATGACGAGGCAGGTCGAGAGGACGTCTTGTATCACCATTGCCGCTGCTGCGAGGAGGACGAGGATCAATGGACTGCTCCGATCACGATGGCGCCTAGCGGTGGACCAGGGTGAGGACCGATGCGACAAGGGAGGCAGACACGCCTAGCGCGCCGAATGACACGGCAACCGTCTGTCGCCTGGTCAGCCTGCGGTCGTCGCTCTGCACCCGGTCTGCGGTCGCCACGGCGCGCGACACGACCCCTGCCTGGCGCATCTCGGAGAGCTGCGACTCGTGCGAATCGAGACGCCCCTCGAGCCGTGCTAGATCGGCCTTGTCGGCCTTGTGGGTGAGCTGGCTGAGGATGTCGCGATGCATCCCGTTGACGGCGTGCTCGACCCGGAGCAGGCCGCGGGCGACCTCTCCGATGGTGACGGGTGCCCCGGCATCAGTCACCGGTCAGGAACGCTTGGGGAACAGCTTGGCCCAGCACTCCGGGCCGAAGCGCGACCCGTCGTCGCCGGCGATCCCGTGGCCCTGACAGAACCGGAGCACGGTCTCAACCGTGGCCGCGTCGTAGATGCCGTTCTCCTTGAAGTCGAGGACGTCGGCGCCCCAACCGATCGACCGGAGGGCACCTTGCAGCGACTTCACCTCCGGCCCGCTCTGGCCCTTCACGTAAGTCGGCATGTCGTCTCCTTCTGTCGGTGCCCCGACGATCTCTTTCGCCCGGGCGATGATCTCGGACCGCTGGTCGATGACGGGCTGTCCGGGGCAGTCGAGGTGATCCCCCCACGCCGCGCCGCCCATCCCGTGCCAGCCGACTCCGCCGACGTTCACGTCGTCGGTCGACTGAAGTGGCACGCCGTAGTTCGTGTGCAGCCATGCGAGCACCTGCGCGCACGACTCGATCTGAGATGGCAGCAGGTGGTCGCCGGAGAGTCCCGAGTTCTCGATCGAGACCCACCTGTTGTTGCCGGCGACCTCAGCCCATGCGCCTTGGTCGACAGGGACCCACTGGTAGAGCTCGCCCGAGTTCGTCCCGGTGCCGAAGTGGGCGCTGACCTGAGAGGCCGGATCGTGGAACCACGCGTCACAACCGGCGATCGTGTCGACGGCATGCCCGGGGGTGAGCGTCCCGTTGTCGCTTGATTGCATGATGTGGAGCACGAGGCCGAGGATCGGCGTCTCCATGCTGCCCGGCCCGTAGCAACCGGGCACTGGGCCGTGGTAAGCAGCCTTGGGGAACAAGCCAGTGGTCATGGGGTCCTCCGTCTCACTTGGTCGGTGCCACGGGTATGGCGTCGTGCTCGTGCGGCAGGTCGCCCCCGACGTGATCGTGGCCGTAGGCGGTGCGCTTGTCGATGTGGTGAAGGTGCCAGGTCACTCGAACGACGCCGGGACCGGTTCGAGCAAGAGCGCCCAGGCGTGGCGGACGAGTTCGATCCGGCGCTCCATCGCGGAGGCCGCTTGCTTCGAGATGTGTGGTCGACGGTGTTCGAGATCCTCGGCGAGCTTGCGATATGCCTCTGCCAGTTCAGGGATGCCAGGCGACTCGTCCGAGCAGTAACGAACGAACGTATACGTGTGGATGAGCCCCATTACACCTGCCTCCAAACGTGGCCCTCATCGAGGAAGCCGTGGAAGTATTCGCCTTCGGGGTCGCCGCGACCGCAGGCAATCGAGGCCCTGATCTCGATTGAACCATCGGCGCACTCCCGGAACGTCCACGGTGGCTCGGACACGCCGTGAAGGCCAGAGCCACGAGTCGGCCGGTCGAACAGGTCCTTGCCCTCATGGATCGGGAGCAGGAACCAGACCTCGCGCTGCGACTTGCCATCAACCAGCACCGAACCGAGGCTGTAGTCACCAGCCCGTTCGAGGTCGTCCATCGTGGCGACGCGGCGACCGATCACGATGCCTCTGCCATAAGAACCCGGTCGACGTAAGTGAGCAGCTCAGGCCAGCTAAGCGCCTTCAGACGGGCAGCCAGCTCCGGGTTGCCGGGATTGATCCCCGCCCGTATGCCGATCTGGCCTAGGTCGTGACCCTGCTTCCACTTGCTCACCTGCTGGGGCCAGCACCCGTACTTCTCAGCAGCAGCCCGTTGGCCGTGCTCAGCCGCGTAGGCGACGATCGCTTCCTTCTCGTCGCGGGACCGGGTGACTTGAGTCATGCGTGGCTCGCGGCAAGCTGCCCGATCTCAGCCGGGGTCACCTCGAACGGGTCCGCGGGCATGACGCCGCCGCCGTGCTCGAGCGAACGGGCCACGAGCGCGGAGCAGATGAGCGTGCCATCGCGGCCCAGGGCCTCGCCACGGTGGGAACGCAGGTCGATGAAACGGGGCAGGAGCAGATTGACGAAGATGCTGGCGATCGTGAGGAAGTCGTACCGGTCGCCGACTTGGTGCTCTGCGTAGGCGAGCACTCGATCGACGTCGATTTCGAGGGCGTCGATCGAGGGGAAGCGCGCGAGCTCCACGATCACGTAGGAGCCACCGGGGGCGATGTCCGACAGATACGAGCGTTCGACCCCGTGCGCCTCGGCTTGGATGACCTCGGGGTCGTTACCGACCCCTACGAGCAGGGCCGCGTGGTTGTACGTGCAGTACGCGGCCGGCGTCCTGATCCGCTGGGCGATCCGGATCGCGCGGCCGACGAAACCGGCGGAGTGACAGAGGACGACATCGCCCGGGTGTGCCTCGGCGAGGGTGATCGTCGGGACTGGCGGGTGCGGGGTCGGGTCGCTGAGGAAGGTCATGGATACCTCCGACGTGCGCTCGGGTGTGAAGGGGCGTACAGTGCTCGGACATGCAAGTGCCCGGGCGACGCGTGAACGTCCCCAGGCGTGGCCAGACCCCAAGGAGGTCCGACATGACCAAGGTAGCTCGCTCAGCGTTCGTAGGTGCCGTGCTGGCGATGTCGGCGGTGATCGCTGCGCCGAGTGCGGGTGCCACCGTCTCCGGCACGCCCCGCCATGCGATCGAGCGCAAGTGCCCTTCGGTCTGGCAGACGCCGCCGAAGCCAGGTTGCCCGTTCATCCCCTATCGGAGGATGCACTAGGCGTAGATGAAGGTCACGTCGAACCAGTTGTTCTGCGAGGTCGCGCCGACGAAGGTAACGGAGTACGCCCCGCCGTTGCTGAACGTCAGTCCGAGTACGTCCCCGATGGCACACTGAACAGCCTTCGAGACCGTCAGCGTGATGTTGCCGGAGGCGCTTCCCCCGTCGCCGTTCGCATTGGCGATCTGGGTCCCGTTCTTCGTTAGCTTCAGCTCGAATGGCCCGTCCCCTCCCGCGCCGCTGGCGAGAATGCCAACGTTGACCTGATACCACCCGGCGACCGGGATCGTGTAGGTGGCCGAGCCGGACGTGCTGACAGGCGAGCCTCCGTGCGCGATGGGGTGAGACCCGAGTGCGCCCGACATGTCATACGTCGGGCCAGGAGTGTTCGCGTTCATCTCGGCGGCGGTCAGGACCTGGCCAGCGATAAAGGTCATTCGGACCCCTTAGAAGTTGAGGCGGTTGCCGCTGTCCAGGGTCCCGAACACCGGATCGTTCAGGATGAAGAACGAGCGGGTGTCGACGGAGCCGAGGGCGAACGTGATCGTGTACGTCGAGGACGAGACGTTGAGGGCGAGGGATATCTGGTCGATGTACGAGATAGAGGTGATGGTCGCCGGTGTCCCGCTGCCTGCCGGGGTCCGCTTGACGGTCACGAGGTCGCAGAGGTCGAGGGCGAGAATCGCGGCGAGCTGCGTCGAGGTCAGGCTCTGCAGGTCGAGGGAGACGGACCCGAAGCGGACGTTGGGCGTGGAGTACCGGCCGACGGTGTAGCCGCAGAGGTCGAGCACGAGGGCGTCGGTCTCGTTCTCCAACGTCGGCAGCGGGTAGCACCGCAGGCGATATTGCGTCTGGCTCGCAAGGTCGTTCGCCGTTTGCAGGACGCCACCACTGCGCGTCCCTGTTACCTGGTTGAACAACAGGAGCGCCTGGGAGTTCTGCTCGACAACGGCGTAGCCGATAGCTCCGGCCGCTAGGTCCGCCGGGACGTCACTGAACAGGACCGAGCTAGTCAGCGTCCCGATGTAGTAGCGGTCGTGGAACTGGAGGAGCCCCTCGTTGTCGCAGAACAAGTAGCCGACCTCGGAGGCCGCGCACGTCTGGCAGTACGAGAGCGCATCCTGCTCGAGCACGTTGGACGTGCTCGCCTGCAGGAGCGACTGCCCGGTGGCCACGATGGCGCCAAGCGGGTAGGCAACCTCTGGCAGCGCGAGCACCGCGCTGATCCTCTGACCCGAATACTGCTGGGAGAACGAGCGCCCGAGAGTCGTTCCCGCGCCTATCTGACAGTTGGCGAGCAGCGACGGGCCTTCGAGGCAGGTGAGCACCGTCGTGCAGAGATTCGGGAGGCTGTAGATGTTCTGGATGTCGTTGACGATGCCCCGGAACTGAGATAGGCCATCGACGAATAGCTGAATCTCGATTCCGGGGATCACCTGGGGGTAGTGGATGGAGCTTGTGTTCGACGGGTCGAACAGCCGCTCGTTGTCGAGCAGCGTCACGGTCATCGTTCCGGCGTTGTACTGGTCCGTCTCGAGGGACCGGCCACGACTCGTCGGCACCGAACCAATGAGGTATTGCGTGACGTCCCACCAGACCGGGAGCCCGCCGACGTAGGTGAACGCAATCTTGACCTGGACCGTTGGAGCGGTCATCACTTCACCTTGATCGGGATGCCACCGTTCGCCCGGCTGTAGCGGATGAGTGCGTTCACCAGGTCATTCGGCGACTGCACGCCGGAGAGGGTCAGGTTCTCGATGTAGATGTTGCCGCCGCCGTTCGAGCTGGTCTGGCCGCCTCCGAGAACACCCTTCGCCCCCATGCCCGAGAACTGCCGCACGCTCCCGACTGACGTGAACGTCTTCGTCTGCTCGGCGTTCAGGACCATCTCGGGGCCGCTCTCGCCGATCATGGCGAACGTCGGGCGGGTGACGAGACCACCACCCGCGAGGTGGAGGAAGCCCTTGATCCCAGAGACGATGCTGCTCACCGCGCCGGCACCGGGGATGTGACTGGTGATCGCCTTCCACACGTCCGAGCCGATGTTGCCGAGAGCAGCCATGATCTTGCTGGGCAGGCCCTCGAAGAACGAGACGATGCCGGAGATGAACTTGCTCACGTCGGTCGTGCAGGTGTCCCAGATGGCCTTGATGTCGGAGACGATGGTGCTGATGCCGCTCACGATCCTGCCGGGCAGCTTGTCGAAGAACCCGACGACGCCGGTGATGAACGTGCTCACACCCGTCGTGATCGTGTCCCAGACGGCCTTGACCTTGCCAACGATGTCCTCGAAGAACCCGATGATCTGGGTGTGGAACATGAGGAACAGAGCGAGCGCCGGCATGACGGGCGCGAGGAGGATCTCCGCGAGCAGCTCCCAGTGGGACTTGATGAAGGTCACCACGTCGGAGAACGCACCCTCGATCGGCTTGAGAACACTGTTCTCGATGAAGTGCCAGACGGCGAGCGGCGCGGCCTTCATGTCTGTCCAGACGGTGCTCCAGTGCTTGACGATCCAGGCGATCCCAACCGCCAACGCGGCGACGAGGATGATGATCCCGCCCGTGGCTGCCGTCCAGAACGACGTGGCAGCGATCGTGTCGGCGACCCAGAATCCGATCATGGTGCCGACGACTGCGCCGAAGGTGACCCCCAGGGCGACCAGGACGATCTTGTGCTTGGCGATGAAGTCGAAGACTGACCCGATGACCGGCAGGAGCTTGAGGCCGAGTTCGGTTACGAAGTCCATGACAGTCGCCTTCACGAGGGCGAACTGGTGGCCGAGAGTCTGAGCCTGCTTGGCGGCCGCTGCGTGAGCGGCGCCTGCCTTCGAGACAGCCGCGGTCGCCGAGTCGTAGGCCGCGGGACCAGCCTGGACGATGGCCAGCATCTTCGAGGCAGCCGTGGCGCCGAATGCTTGCGTCACTGTCGCCAGTTGCTGGGCCTGGGTCTCGCCTGAGATCTTCTGGTGCAACTGGGCGATGACCGAGGCCATGCCGACGAACTTGTGTTGGGAGTTGTCGACGGTGATGCCGAGGTTCTGCAGCTTCTGCTGTGATGTCCCGATGGCTGTGGTGGCCGCCTCGTACGCCTTGACGGCGTTGGCCTGTGCCGGTGCCATCCCCGCGGTCGCAGCAGTGAACTGGGCTGTGGTGACCTTGCCGTTCGCGTACTGAGTGGCGAGCGTCTTCAGAGACGGCGACAGATCGTCGAAAGCGGTCTTCTGTGCCGTCGTAGCGATGTTGACGGCCGTGCTGACCTTTAGCAGGTTCGCCATCGCCGCCGAGACCGCCGAGACCGCCCCGCGCCCAGCCATGCCGTGATTGGCGAGGTCGACCAGCAGGCCACCCATCTGAGACATCGGCGGGGTTGCCGTGCCGAGCTGGGTATGCAACTTGACGAACGCGGCCGACACGCCGTCGATGCCGAGCCCGGTCTTCTGGCCGGTCACGAACAGCACGTTCGACACCGCTGCGGCCCCGGAGGCTTTCGTGCCGAAGACCTGCATGGTCTTCGCGAGCTGAGTCGTGGTGTCGCCGAGAGAGTTCCCGCTGCCCTCGGCGAGGTCCATCGACGCTTGCATGACAGTCATGGCCTGGCTGGCAGAAAGCGCGTGGCCCTCGGTCGATCCGAGCTGGGCCGCTACGCCGGTGTAGGCGGTCTGGATGGCTGCGCCCGAGTAGATCGTCGTGCCTGCGGTGTGCAGGAACGCGTTGCCGATCGACGCGGCGGCCTTGTCCGAGATCCCAGCCGACGCGGCGAGAGACGACGTGCCTGCTTGGAAGTCGCTCCCCATCTTGATCGCTGCGGCCCCGACCACGGCCGCGCCTGCCGCGACGCCGAGAAGGGCCGTGCCGCCGAGGGACGACATCCCTTTGGAGAACGACTTGCCTTTGGTGTCGGCCTCGTCGAACTTGTCGCCGGTCTTGTCGAGAGCTGTCCCGAGAGGGGCGAAGACGCTGCCTGCCGAGCCGGCGATCTTGTGGAAGATGTTGCCGATCTTCGAGCCGGCCTCGTCCATCTTCCCCGAGGACTCGTCTGCTGCTGCGTCGGCCGCGAGGGACGTCTCCTCGAAGGCGGCGACTGCGCCAGCACTTGACCCGGTGATTATGGCTTTTATCACTCGGTCGGCCACTGGCTACACCTCGTCGTCGAGAACGATGACTGCTATGGCCCTGTCGAGCGCCTCGACGGCCATCAGCTCCACCCGGTCGATGTTCGCCTCGACGGCTGGCACCAGGAACGGGTGCATCGGCTGGGGCACGACCACGCTCGTATTGCCGAACAAGGGGTGCTCGAACTGCTCGCCTTCGCCCTTGCCCTTGTTGCCCAGCTCGAACAGCCCGGCGAGCGGAGAATCGCCCGCCGTGACGGCGACCGTCAGAAGGCCAGTGATCCGCACCTTGATCGAGTCGGAGATCGTGGACGAGTACGGGCCGACGAGGAACTGAGCGTCGTGCGCGACGAGTTCACCAGCGAGACGGAACTGGGCGCGGAGTTCCTTCGCGAGGACCGGCTCGGCCTTGCGTAGCGCCTTCGCGAACCTGGAGAAGTCGCGGAGGTCGAGGCCCATCCCGCTCGTGACCGATGTCGGCTTGGCCACGAGCGCCTCCTATTTGTACAGCCTCACGGCGTGCGCCCACATGAGGTCGAAGAAGTCTTCCGGCAACTCAGGGTCTAGGAGGAACTGGGGAGGGATTCCGGTGATGACGGCGAGCTGGGCAACGTCGTCGGTGAAGTGCCCTCGCCTAAAGGGGCGTCCTCGTCCTGCACGGTCACGTCGAGGAGGTCGTTGATCCAGTCGTCAAACGGCTTGACGACTTCGCCGGCGCGCTTGGTGGCGTCCCATGCGAGCCAGTAGACCTGCTCCTCGCGCTGGGTCTCCTTCATGGTTCCGAGTCCGCACTTGAACTCGCGCTCGAAGGCGACCTTCGTCACCGGGAGGACCGAGTAGGTCTTCTCGGTCCCGTCCAGCTTGGTGACGGTGAGCTTGAGGATCTTCGCCATCAGGAGAACGCCTTGGTGATCCCGCCTGAGAACGGCCAGGAGACCGAGGAAACCTGCAGGTCGCCGACCTTGCCGGAGACCGGCTTCCAGTCGTTGATCAGGACGACGCCCGAATACGCCGGGTTCGTGGTCGACGTCGCGGCGTTCAGCTCCTTCACCGTG